GTGAAGTCGGTCCACGGCGGGGAGCGGTTCCGGGTCTACTACTGCCACAGCTATTCCGCCTGGGAGAAGGGGAGCAATGAGAACATGAACCGGATGATCCGCCGCTGGTTCCCCAAAGGGACTGACTTCTCGAAAGTGCCAAAAAAAGAGATAGCGGCCCTCCAGGACTGGATGGACCACTATCCACGAAAAATATTAGGCTGGAAATGTCCGGCAGAAATCGGATTGTAACACAACAACTCAGCTCCAGGGCGCAGATCAACAGCGGCAGCAAATCCGCAGCGTGTTACAATCACCAGACAGACCACTCTTTCCGGGGCAGTTCTCTCCGGCTATAGCTGTTGAACATCTTCCAGAGGGGCGGAGAGAAAATGCGCTTGGTGTCCAGGACAGGCAGGCCCAGGGCGTAGAGGTCCGCGATCTGCTTCGTGTGCTCATCCACCCCCACCCGGCGGCGGATACGCCGGGCCACCACGCAGAACGGCACCAGGGACCGGCGCACCACATAGAAGTTCTGCGCGAGGCGGCGCAGGGTCACGTCCATGTCTTCGTAGGACTGGGAGAACACGTCCACTGACACCCGGTAATGGCGGTGGTACTTATAGAAATAGACCGCCTCCTGGGGGAAGGATTTGAAGTTGCGGTTGTTATACTCGATGCCCGCCTCGTCGATGATGACCTTCGCGTCCTCTATCATGTAGTGGCCGATGTCCTCACGGGCGTTGAGCACATAGGCCCCGGTAATGGGGACGTTGCTGTATACGTCAATGCGGCGCTTGAGGTATCTGCTGTTGAGCAGGGCCCTGGTCACCGGGTTCTGGTGCCTCCGGCAGAAGCGGATCAGCACATTTTCGTGGAGGGCCCAGCGGGTCAGATAGGCGGCGAAGGTGGTCTTGCCGGAGCCGGGGACGCCGAAATAGACGTTAAGCACATGGGGATGCTGCGGGCAGAGGAAGGAGCGCAGGAAGAGGGGCAGATAACACATTGCCGCCAGGAACAACAGAGCCATGAATCAGACCTCCTTACAATCTCAGGAACCGCTTGAAAAGCAAAACGCCGGTGCCGATGAAGCCCAGGACCACGCACAGCAGGAGCATCGGGTTCGCGGCGATCGTCGCCGCTACGGTGCCGGTCCAGTCCAGGGCGGTGGAGAAAACGGCGGTGATCTTCTCCAGCAGGGAGCTCATGGTCATATCAGACGGGGCTTTGATCGGTTCCGTTTTGGTCTCGCCGCAGGTGGAGCAAGTGTAATGGACCTCAGTTTCCGTGCGGCTGGTCTCCGTCCAGGCGTGGCCGGAGCCGAGAGCCGGGAGATTCTCCGACCTGGAGAAACCGCACCGGGAGCAGGTATAGGACGTGGAGCCCGGAGCCGTGCAGGAAGGGTCCGTGTGGCCGGACTGCTCCCAGTCATGATCCAGGGCGGGAAGGGATTCGGTTTTCGTCTCATGACAGGTGGAGCACTCGTAGTCTGCGGAGCCGGAAGCGGTACAGGTAGGTGCGGTGCGGGCGGTCTCGGTCCAGGTATGGTCTTCTGCGAGTTTGGGGATGGTCTCAGTTTTCGCCTCATCACAGCGGGAACAGTCATAATGGATGGAGCCCGGAGTGGTACAGGTGGCATTTTTACGGCTGGTCTCCTGCCAATCGTGGTCCAGGGCCGGGGAGGTCTCCTGTTTTACCTCGCCGCAACGGGAGCAGGTATAGCCGGTCCTGCCGGGCATGGTGCAGGTGGCGGCTGTTTGGCCGGAGACGGTCCAAATATGGCTGGTGCCAAGCTGGGGGATGGTCTCCGTTTTGGTCTCGCTACAGCGGGTGCAGGTATAGAGGATGGACCCAGCGGTCAGACAGGAGGCGGGGGTACGGCTGGTTTCATCCCATGCGTGATCCAGAGCGGCTAAGGGTTCTGATTTGGTCTCATTACAGACGAAGCAGGTATAATTGACGGTTCCAGCGGTGGTGCAGGTGGCTGAAGTGCGGGAGGTTTCGGTCCAGGTGTGATCTTCTGCGAGCGGGGGCCTCTCTGAAGTTGCTTCTCTTCCACAGCGCAAACAAACTGAATCAATAAAACCTGGAGCAGTACAAGTTGCATCTTTGCGATCAGTCACCTGCCAATCGTGACCCAAAGCGGCAAAGGGTTCTGATTTGGTCTCATCGCAGGTCCCGCACACGTAACTCACAGAACCAGCGGCGGTGCAGGTGGCCGGAATACGGGAAGCTTCCAGCCAACTGTGGCGAGGAGCATAACTTTCCCCACAATTAGGGCATACCACTCGATAACCATGGCAATAATCCGTATTGGGCTCAAACGGGATAGATGTTCCACATCTGCTGCAAGGCATTGTCATATCTGCCGCAAGCACAGAAAATGTCAGCATCGTTAACGCGAACCAAAAGAAAACCGGAAAACGTAAACGATTCAATATTTTCACAGAAAGAACCTCCTAAACGAACGTTCAGGGGGAGGGGGCGCGACTTCGTTCGCGCGCCCCCTCCCCCTCCGGGCTTACACTCTCAACAGGCGGCTGAAGAGGGTGATCCCAATCCCGATGAAGGTGAAGACGATGGGGATCAGGAACAGCGGATTGGCGACGACGATCTCGGCAACCGAGCCCATCCAGCCAGTAGCGGCGGTGAAGACCTCCGTAATGATGGACAGCAGGCTCGCCATCGTCATGGTGCCGGCACCCGAGGTTTCAGCGAGAGCAACGGGCATGATGATTCTCCTTTCTTAGTGAAGTATATCTTTGACCACCTTGACCGCGAGGATCAGGCAGACAAGACCAAATAAGTAGACGATAGGTTCAGAGGCCAGGAAGGTGGCGACTGCCTCCAGCATCCCGGCGGAGTAGGCGATCATGGCTTCCATCAGGAGATGACACCTCCGAGCAGTTTCATCAGGCAGAAGAGCAGGATACCGAACAGGAACACGCCTGCCAGCCATTCATAGTCCACTCCGGCGGCGCCGGGAGCGACGGTCTCCACGAGATATTGGTGGGTCTCACTGCCCACGGTCTCTGTGATAACGCTGGTGGTGGTAATGGGGGTATACTCTCCGAAAACGGACGTCACCAGGGCCTTGAGGCCGTCCAGGACTTCCACGGGGGCCTCGCTGGGGCGCAGGTCCTCCACGTACCAGACCGGCGCGGTCTCAGGGATGGATACGGCCGGAGCATTTAACGCCTGGTCCGCAGGATCAGCCGTGTCACCCAGTCCGTCAGACGGAGCTTCAGGCGCTTCCACAGCCGCCGGAGGCGGTACGGGGTCCGGGGTGAGCAGTTTACCGGACGAGGACCATACCCGGCCATCGGCATCAATATAACTGCCCACAGGATACTTATCATCAGCAGGATCAGCATCCAGCCGATCCGGAGCGGGATCACCATTTTCTGCACCTGCACTTTCAATGGATTCTTGGGTGGGATGTTCTGCCGCCCAGTCGGCGAGGGCCGCTTGATAGGCGCTGTCGCTGTCGAACATCCAGCGGGCGGGGACGCTCTCCTCTGCCGCCTGAGCGGTGGCCGAGAGCAGGCAGAGGGTCAGAAAGACCGCGAGCAGTTTTTTCAAAATTCATCATTCCTCCGTTCCTTGGAAATGCGCGGGCGGTTCGTGGAGCTGGTACGGGAGCTATATCCGGGACCGCCTCCGAAGCCGAAGATCAGACGGACGATCAAGATGGAGATGGACGCGAGGGTCACGCCCAGCCACATCTGACCGAAGGTGAAGCTGAAGCCGGGGACGTAGATGCCGAACAGGGACCAGAGGCCGTCCATCAGGGCCTTGCCCAAAGAAGCGGTGGTTTCAAACATAGGGCGGACCTCCCTTCTACTTAAGAAACAGTCTTAACAAGGCGAGCAGGACGAAGATCGTCACACCAGCGACCAGGACCGTCATGACCTCCGTTGGGAGCCACGTCCAAAGGACACCCAAGGCCTCGCCAAAGGAGCCGAACAGGTCCACCAGCTGGGAGAGCCGGTCCAGAACGCCAGTGACCAGGGAGATGAGGCCATCCAGGATACCGTCCAGGATGGAGCCCAGGAGCTTGAGCAGTGCGCCGACGGTAGAGCCCAGGAAATCGCCCAGCTTTTGCAGGAGCTTGGCAAGCCAGCCGTCCTCTTCTCCGGGATCGTCAGGGTCAGAGGGTGTGCTGGGGGAAGCGGGCGGGCCGGTGCCGTCCGTGTCCTTGTACTCCTCGCCGCAGACGGAGCAGCGGTAAATGGTGAAGCCCTGGGTCAGGACATTGCCGTTTTCGTCATAGCTGGTCTGAGTAGTCTGCTTGACCTCCCAGGTATGGCCTGCTTTCGGCAAGGTCTCCGTCTTTGTCTTTTCGCACTTCGTGCAGGTGGATGTGACGGAGCCGGGGAGCGTACAGGTGGCGTCGGTGCGCTTGGTCTCCTCCCAATTGTGCTTGCAGGTGTCGGGGTCTACATCGTCGCCAGGTTTGCTGGGGCGTTCCGGCTTGGCGTCCGTGTCCACGTCCGGCAGGGAGCCCACCGGGGAGAACTGGAAGCCCAGGGCGGTCACTGTTTTACTGCCGTCATAGACCATGGCGGTGACGTCTACCCAGTTGTTGCCGTCATAAATCTGGGGCTGTCCTCCGGTGTGGTCGGAGTGGAGGGGGATGTAAAAGAAACCCTTGGAGGGATTGGAGGGCCGCACGCCGCCGATACGGCAGGTGGTCACGTTGACGTTACTCTGGACATAGATCGTCCCGGTGGTGAGCTTGTCCGGCAGGGCAAGGACCTTGTTGGTGTCATAGGGGGCACTGGGCGGGGTATAGACCCCGGTGGAGGACAGGGAGCCGGTCGTTACCCGGAGCTCATCCAGGTAGACCGAGCCGGTGGACTTGATATAGAACTTATCCGCCGTGGGCCGGGTGAAGGAGCCGGAGCCTACCAGGTCGCCATTGACGAAGTAATAGATATTGTTGCCGGATAGGGTGATCCGCATGGACACCCACTGATTGCGGTAGCTGTCATAGGGGAAATTCGCGTGGACGCACTGGGTCGGGGACCAGCGGTATTCCCTTTCTGTATAATGGCGGATTTTACCGGTTGCCCGATAAAAAATATTACTTGTCCCATTCCAAGTCCGTTGATCGCAAGATGTAATGTACACATCTCCATAGGAACGATTGGAATATAGAGAAGGTGTACCAGAGGAATAAGTCATCCAACCATATTGCCTGGAATAACTTTCTTCACCAACAAATCCGGCAGATGTATAGGAAGACGGCGCAGTCATCCGCGATTTATAATTCGCAGACAGCGAAACGGGCCTGAGAACATATCCACCAGCCGTATCTACAATTGCGCCCAAATAATCAAGCGTATAGTAGCTGCCAACTGAAACAGGCTGGGATAAATCAATCGATCTGAAAATATTGCCACTACCTGTAGTACACAAAGAGGTGGAATCGTTATCGCTATAAACGTCCCGGCCAATCCATCTACGCGGCCCTAAAACGATCTCCTGAAAAACATTCGTACCTCCGAAATAAATCCCAAGGCTACTGATATCATTATAGTGAACCCGGAAATCAAAAGAAAGCTTGTCATAGCTGGACAAGTTCGGAATCGTCACACCAGCGGCAGAGCCGTTGGGCAGGGCTACCGCCTTGCCGAATGCGCCGCTGTCCACGTAGTTGGTGGAGCGGTTCTCGGAGTAGAAGGTGCGGTTGAAGCTAGAGCTGTCTATGTAATCGCCGTCGAAATGCTGGAGGCTCAGAGTGTTGGGGTCATCTGTGACCAGCTCGTAATTCGCCACGTCATACCCCAC